GATATTTGTCTATTAAATGAGGTAAACAATATTGATAATCATTAAATTCAAGACTATCCTCTAATAAACATAGTGGAACTTCATGTGATATTTTAATCATTTTCTATCATCGTATTCTAATACACCTTTTTCTTGAGCATATTGGGTTATTTCCACCTCATTAGTTATATAAAAATTATCCCTTTCTGTATTTGATATACTTTCATATAAACATTCAGTAAAACAATTTGGAGTCTCATATATTTTTACACCATGTATCTTTAATTTAGTAGGAGAATTACTATATAAAGTATCTGATAATATATTCATTGCTAAAAATACCTCTTTAGCAATATTTTCTACTGATGGATTACAATATTCATCCTTTCCATTAAGGCTCATTAACCATAATTTAGTTCCATATGTCTTAGTAGTTTTTATTAGTAAGTCATCCTTAGGGTTAAGAATCATTCCATGATCCATTAAATCATCTATCCACTGACAAAATACTCTTTTTATTTCTTTAAAATCTATGGCATAACCTATTTCTTCCATATTTTCAAAAGAAAATGTTAATTCATATAAATAAGTATGTCCATGAATGTTAAAACATTTCATAAATTCATTCATTACTCTATGACCTGAGTCAAAATTCCCTTTTCTAGTTATTAATTGCATTTAATTTATTTTATATTTCCATTTATATCCATAAGCTGTGTTTTGTATCCCTCTACAACAAAAACATAATCCACTGTTATGAAAGCCCAAATCAGTAGTTATATCTTTAAATGAACTCCATTCTTTAATAAAATTTCCTTCTAAGTCATATTGTAGTATGGGTTTACATCTCTTCCCTTTCATATTAATTTTTTTATCCTTAGCAAATTTTTTTCCTTGTTTAGATTGAGACATTTTTTGTTTAGATTCATCAGAATATACCCTTCCAAATGCTTTTTGAGACATCTTCTTTTTTGTTTCTTCACTACGTTTTTGCCCTCTATTACTATCTCCTATTTTTTTTCGAGTTTCTTTAGATTTCGGCCCACCTCCACTATCATATAATTCATGAAATAAAACTTGTTTCCAATTATTATTAAATAAATTTAAATAATATTTTTTCCAATAAATTTCTCTTTCATTTAATTGTTCTTCTAAACATTCTTCAATTGTATCAAAGATGTGATTTTCAGGACCATATTTTTTTAATGAATTAAATAATTTAGTTTGTTGTTTACAAGTTAAATTTTTATAACTGTATTTCCATCTAATATTTATATCTAAAGATTGACCAATATAAATTTTTCCTTTTGGATTTGTGATTTTATATATCCCTATACTCATATTTTATTATAAATACCATAATCCAAAATCTACTAACCAATTTAGTATTACATTACCTCACATGCGCCTCCGACACATGCTTGTTCGCCCATTAAATTAGTATTATCTACCATTTCAATTACTTTTGTGAGATCTATTGAATGTAATGAATTTTTCATAGATTCATAAACTTCCTCAGAACAAGTTTCAAAAGGCGCTTGAGTATAAGAACCGTTGTCGAAAGGCAAAACAGATAAACCATTAAATGAATTTCTATTATTCCACATCCATTCTCCAACACTTTCCCATTCTTCTGGTTTAATAGATACTGTAGCTGATACATTATTTTTATTATCACCTGATCTATGTCCTTTATGGACCCAGTCTAAATTAAATTTCTTAATTCTTTCTAACAAATCCATCACAGGTTCATTTCTTGTTATAGATCCTACTGGTGCTTTTTGAGGTACTGATATAATTGCTTGAATTGTTGGTTTAAAGAAATCATCTTCTAACAATTCAGGATGGTAAATTTGTAGGTAAGTATATATTGCTTCATTTTTACCTAATCTCATACGTCTGATATAAAATTCATCGTGCCAAGCATGAATACCAGATGATGTTCCTAATACTAATGATGATGTTCCAGATGGTTTTACTGTAGTTACTCTTGCTGCTTTATTAATACCAATTATTTTGGCTAATCTTTCATTTTCTTCACAAGCAATTTTGGCTGCTTGTTCTAAATCTAACGATAATACCCTACCTGATGCTATACCAGTCATTCCTACACCTAATAATGCATCTTTTTCTGTTGTTTTTTTCCATATATCTCTAAGATAATGAAAATTAGTGTAACTAGCTTGTAGAGTACCCATAAAAGCACCTACTAGTACTCTATTATTTAAATCTTCTTGATTTTCAACATCTGATACATTTACTTCACATAAGTTACAGAATTGATAAGGTTTTAAAGCTATTTCACAACAAGGATTAGTACCTGTAGAATCATTGTTTGTAAAATATATACCTGGTTCACCCGAATTAGATAATTCAATTTTTTTCCATAAATTAAGGAAGAAGTCTTTTGTTATTTTATGTCTAACTAATACAGCTGAGTTGTTTGCTCGTCCACGTTGTGGGTTATTTTCCCACCATGCTCCAAATTTACAAGTTAACATTTCTTCATCATCAGCATTAAACAGAGATATTAAAGCTGCTCTACGAATACCACCAGATAATACAGCATCTGCTATATGACATGCCATATCGTGGGCTTCTACTGAAGATAATTTTTCTCCATTTTGTTTTCTATCAAATATTTTTTGTATTTGAAATAAACATTCTTTTAGTGGTTCTGAACCTGGAGCTTTACCACCACTTGTTATTAGTTGTGCTCCTTTAGGTCTAATATCTCTAAAATCGAATTCGGGTAATGAATTTGATTTACCAAAATATGACTTTGTTAATAATCTAACAGCATCTGCCCAACCTTCAATAGAATCACCTACTAAATATCTTTTTTTCTTGGTTGGTTTTGTAATTTCAGGTAGTTGATCAATATCTTTAAATTGAACTGAATATCCAACTCCACATCCTGATAACAATAAGAACATTATTTCAGAAAAACATCTGTAATCATCTATTGGTAGGTAAGCACAATTAAATATTCGTGCATTATTTAATTCAATGGGATGGCCGGAGAATTGTAAAGCTCTCATTGATGGTAATACTTTTTTGTCATAAACTAATGCATATTTTTCATTAATTTCATCCTTTAATTCTGGGAATTTTTTAATGTGCATTTCTTTATTCCTATCAATAATCTCAGTCCATGTTTCTCTACGATTTAATGATGGGATATATTTGCTATACTTGTTATAAACAACAATATCACTTAATATATTATTTTCTTTATTCATTTTTTTTATTTTTTTATATTTTTATTTGTTATGGGTTCATAAATATTATGAACTGAAAAAATCATTAAATTTTGTTGTAAGATGTTTTTTATCTAAAGCTTCTTTAGGTTCATCATCTTCTTCATAATTTGATGTTATTTCTATATTTCCTATTTTGGTATCAATATCAACATTAAATGTCATTCCATCTCCTCCATATCTATTTTTCATTATATGTAACCTACCTTTTCCTCCTACTTTATCTTTAGCACTTCTTGATAAAGACATAGCTAAATCTGCAATCATCATCTTATCATAAGACCCTGCAGCCTTATCTCCCATTATTACTTCATCTTTAGCTCCAGCTCTATTTACTTGTGACGGTGACCACACTGGTTTATTTACTTCTCGTGCCCATCCTTTAGCCGCAGCATAATTATCATCTATTTCTTCTTTACGATCTTTTCTATTTCTTGGTGATTTTAATAGATCGAGATAATCAATAAGTATAATATCTGGTTCATGTCCTTCATCTACACACATATTATAATGTGATTCAATACTAGACATTCCCGCTTTATACATGGGAAATTCTTTAATTACAATATTACCTTTAATGTTTTTTACTGCTTCTTCAACTTCAGATTTATGTTCAGCTACTTGATCTACTGGTATTTGACTGAAGAATGCATCATATCTTAAACCAGTATAAAATTCACTTAATTCTAATGTATAATGATTTACTTTAAATCCTAAAGATGCTGCGTAAGCACCTAAAGCTATTAACATCCATGTTTTACCTCCACCAGGACTTCCAAATAATAAACATAAATCACCACCTCCACCACCACCTTGAGTAAGATCATTAATATCAGGCCAAGGTGTAGGTATAGCTTTTCTAAAATTTTCTTGATATCTTGCTTCAATATCTAATTTATATTCATGTCCTAATGTTTTATCTTTACCAGCATGTAAAGCTTTACTCATTAAACCTATAATAGATTCGTATTCACCGGCATGAAGTAAATCAACTGATTCTAATAATGCTGATTTAATTTGTTGATTAACACAGAATGAAGAGAACTCTTCCTCAACATATTTTTTATCTTCTAAAGTAGTAGTAAAAGAATCCTTTAATTGTTCTTGAATTGCTATTTTTAAAATATCATTTTCAACTTTTTTAAGTTCTATTTTAAGAAAATCAATATTAGGATTTATTCTATATTTGTCGTAATATTTAGTAATTTGTTCTACTATCCATTTATTAGCAGGAGAATCAAAGTATTCAGGATTAATTATGTCATGTATTCGTTTTAAAAATTTTAAATCATTTAATAGTAAATTAATTACTTTTGTTTGAAAAACAATGCCGTAAACGGAAAGACTAGATAAAGTCAAATTATTATTTATTTAATAAGGTTCTGAATGTTGTTGTTACCCATACATGAGGGTCTTTAATCATATTACCTAATTTATCATCGTTATACATTTTAAGAAATAAACTAGGATTGAAATGTTTATTATTTTGAGTGGTAAATTGTTCTACATCTATTTTATCTTGTTCACTTAACATAGGTTTATTAAGATTCATTACATTATACTTATTTTGTAAATCTTCTTTAGATTCTAATATTAATTTATAGATATTATGATTGTCTACTTTTTTTTCACTAATTTTAATTAACTTTTCAAAATCAATATACGAATCTTTAAGTTCAGGAAATAAAGTCCCTATCTTTTTAGGTCCTAAACCTTTAACTCCAGATAATGCATCGGAACTATCACCCATCAATAATTTATATATTAAAAAATTATGTGGTGGGATATTATATTTTTCGGTAAAAACTTGTTCTGTATAATGTTTTTTCTCTGTACCTAAATATATTATTGTATTTTCATTTATTAATTGTAAATAATCTTGATCATTAGATACAATTGTTACTTTTGTTTTATTCTTTTTAGATAAAATTAAGCTCATATAAGCTATAACATCATCTGCTTCTACATTATCTATTGCTATAACATTAACTGGAAATAATTTTAAATATTGTATTATACGAATTATTTGTTTAGTTTTAGATTCATTTTCTTCTTCAACTTCAGAAAATATATCTTTATTTACTACTTTTTGATTTCGATTTGATTTATATTCAGGTAGAATATCTTTTCTACTTTGAGATGAATTATTTCCATCAAATACTACGTAGACATGTGTTGGGTTCATGATTTTTATCAAATACCCTAATGATTTTATAAACCCCCCTAAACCTCCGATGTGTTCTCCATCGGGGTTTAAGGTGTTTATTACACTAAAATTTCTAAAAAATAAATTAAAACCATCTATTAATAAAACATCATCATTTAGTACTTGAAGTTCTGGTTTTAAATCTTTTAATAGAGCAAAAATGTCTTTATTCTTCATCTAGAAGCTCTGTTACAGTAGTGGTTTCAAACCATTCAGAATCATCAGTAAATAAATCAAAATCTCCCTGACCTAAAATACTTGTCCATTCTTCTGAATGTTCTTTTTTATACTTTGCAATCATTTTGGGATCATCTGCTATAAATCCATGTACTGTACTTATAACTGTTCCTGTTGTAGCTACTCCTGATACGTGATTTTTATCACATGCTATCTTAGTTCTTATAGCAAATTCTACTTTTTTCTTATCCTTAGTAGCGAATATTTTAGATGTTCCTGAGTTTGTGATATTACCAAATGTAAAACATAATGAAGCATCCCAATAGAATGTATCTCCATTTTTATTTGTCATTTTAGGCTGAGACATGACATTCATTGCTGGAGCTATTCCTACCTTATTTACTATAAATAAAGTATTTGTGTATTTTGATGTAGATTTTCTTGATAATACAATTTGTTGATTAATG